GCTGATGAAGAAGATTTGAAAGATGAAAGTGAAGATGTAGACAACATGTATATTGGAAAACTTCTCAAAGCAGATGTAGGTCCAATTTTAGAATCCTTAGATAAAAAGAAGAAAAAGAAACTTAAGGCGTTATTATCTCACGCAGACCCAACAGATTATTTTGGACAAGATTTCTTGAAATTAGGAGAGTTAGTAGATATGCTAAAACAATTAGGAATTGTTAAGGGTGATGCTAAACTCAAAAAGAAAATTATTAGATATGAGGATGAAAACATTAAAGTAGTGAAATTGGCAAGCAAATTACGCAAGGACTATGAAGGACTCTATCGGGACTTGCGACAATTAGTATATCCAAAATCCGGAGGTGGAACAAGATGAGTGATGAATTAACATTATTATTAAAAGAATTAGTGGAAAGAGTAAAACGTATCGAACAGACTGTGTATAATGCAGATAGTGTTCTGATGAAATCAGGAATGGTTATGGTAAATTCACCAAAACCATCAACGAATACCAACACAAGTGGTGTCCCTGATGCAGAACGATTAGCAAAAATGGAATGGTCTGAAGTAGATGATTTAGTAAGAAAATTAACAGGTGATATTTGATGAGTTTAAATTATGACGATGTAGAGTTCGGCCATGTAGCCCGAACCAAAGACTTGAGTGACGGAGAGAGAATGCTAACATTAATGCTTTCTCATTTAGATGAATTAGAACACCATATCAATAATGCATTAGGTAGTGGTGTCGGTGATGCTAAAAAGGTAGAACGTAAGAAACCTAAAGGGCAGAAAGTAAGTGATGGTGATATATTTGGTGTGCAACATACAGATAAGAATTCACTAAGCAATAAACAATTACCACGATATGCAGCAAAACCTAACGATGTAGTTACTATCCCTAAACCTAAGATTAAGAAAAGTCGTGACTTTACAGGTAGTTCCATTAGTAAAAATGGATATTACGATGAGAGAGATGAAGGTCAAAGTTTTGAAGAAGATGAAGAACCTACTGAAGATGTAGATTTAATGTTACCTGCGTTAGTGGGTGCAACAGGTATAGCATTAACAGGTTCTGAACAAAATCCTAATGAACCTGAAAAGATGGAATACAAAATGGATGCCGTTGAATTGGCTAATGTTAATAATGCGATGAAAGATGCAAAAGAAAATTTAAAAGTTATCGGACAATATATTGATAGTCAGATGAAAGAAGCACGAACTACTTCTGTTCCTCAATCAAAAGTAAACGTTCCTCAAGATGAAAAACCCGGAATTGCAGGACAACTTCGACGTAATATTTAGGTGGTGATTCATCATCATTTTAAAGGCAAAGAGGATTGACCCTCTATCGCGTTCACTTAGAGAAATCTATGACCGTGTTAGGATTGCCTATTTGAGTGCAAGAGAAAGGCCAAAGGAATACGAAGATGAATGGGCTGCTGTTGTAGACCAATTAAGAAGTAAGTGGGATAGTGTAACTAAACTCGGAGATTTAATGCGAGATAGATTAGAAGAATCATTAATGTTTTCAGATAAAACAAAAGACCCAAGAAGTGCTAAAGCAAAGCGTGTATATCAAACAATGAAAGAAATGCGTAATGATGCAGATATTTCTCAAGACCCCTTTAGGAAAAAGTTCGGTGAGAAGGTCGTTGAAGAACTAATAAAAGAAAAAGAGTTATTTTCAATATTTTTACATTGGGCATATAGGGATAATAAAGAATCCTTGCCGGTAGAACATTGGAAAATGCATGGTAAGGAAATAGATAACTTTACCAATGGATATACAGGATTAGATTTAACTGATAAAGAAATCTTTGAATGGATTGTAGAGAATTATGGTGAAGATGAAGATGTTGAGCGATTAAGAACTAAAATTGACCCTGCAAGAGAATATCTATACGAAGTTTTTAGTGAACAATTTGATAACAAAGATTGGGGAGAATTGGTCGAATCCAAAAGATTAATGAAAGCAAAAGGTGGAACGAAGAAAGCATGGTGGGCTTACTTAAAAGAAGTTATTGCTGAGTTATTAGAAGATGAACCGGAATCATTTACAATAAGGGAAATTTGGACTATTGTTCAAAGACGATACCCCAATAGAGGTGATGGTGTAAGGTTCAAAGCAGCACCGGGAGGTGGAGGTGGATATTTAGATATTTCACCAAATAAATTAGGAACTCAAGTGGGTGCCATAGTGAAATACAACTACCCCCAATACAAACTATATGGTAAAAAAAGTCATTCTACAAAATACATGTTAGTGAAATCAGACTTTAATAAAGCAGACGATGAGGAAAAAGACCCTATATTCATACAACCAAATAAACCAATGTATCGCATTTTTGAAATTGATGATATGAAGGAACTTAAGGGATTTACAGGAGAATGGGTAGTCCAAGAAAAATACGATGGGTTGCGAATTCAACTTCACAAAGACAAAGATATGAAAGTCTATTCCTTTAACGGAAAGGATATTACAAATAAATTTGATAAACAAATCCAAATATTAGAGAAAGATTCTTTCCCTGATTGTATCTTAGATGCTGAGGCAGTTTTGTATAAAGATGATGAACCCCTTCATAGAGCAGATACTTTAGCATACATTAATTCCAAAGACACTAAAGAAGGATATGATTTAAAGGTTCATGTTTTTGATATTATGAAATATGACGGTGAATCAGTTCTTAATGATAAATTGGAAGAACGCCTTCAAAAACTCATGAATAAATATTCAGGTCAATCGCATGATTTCCTACAATTCCCTAATAAACGGGACACACGATTCGCTGATTCATTAGAAGAAATAGAAGAATATGCTATGGAAATTATGAAGAACCCAACATCAGAAGGGGTGATTATTAAGGATGCTAAATCATCATATGTGGTTGGTAAAAAGAAGAACCCAAAGTGGATTAAATGGAAGAAGTTTGTAGACCTTGATTTAATAGTTCTTGATAAGAGGAAAAATAAAAACGGCACTTTCAGTTATACTTTAGGGGCAGGTCCATTATCAGAAGAAGATAAGGAAAAATACAGAAATAAAAAAGAAATTGGTGACAAGGTTTACCTTAATGTTGGTAAAGCACTTAATACTAAAATTACGGTAGATAATATCGGTCAAATTATTCGAGTCAAAGTAGATGAAGTTAAAAAGACCAAAACGGGCTTTTCCATTTACAGCGCAAAGGTTATTGAAATACCTGAAGTAAAAGAAGCAGAAAGAGTAGAAACATTAGAGTTCCTCTCTAAAGATAGTAAAAAATCAGCAAGTGATTATACTATTGAGGTATTCAAAAAATCATATATTATTACAGATAATATTCACGGTATTGCCAAACTACATACTGAAATAGATATGGATGGATTCATATTAACAGGTATGGATAATACATTAATGGGTAAAAATGCAATACACGATATTGAAATTTGGAAAGACGAATTGAGAGATGCGTATGGCAAAGATAGTGGAATCTTATTTTCTACTATTAGTGATTTAGTGCATGATAATCCTAAAACAATAAGTGAAATTGTGTATCACTTGAAGGGTAAACAATCTGATATTATTCGACGTTTATTTGGTTCGGCTAAGGATGAAAAAGACTTAGAAGGTAAAATATTAAGTCGTATTAGAGAACAAGGTGAAGCGTATGGTATTGAGTATGATTCATCCAATAATAAATTCTCATGGGATGGTTCTACAATCAATAAACCCGACCCCGATATAGAAACAGATAACCTAATGATGAGTAAAGCAGACTACACAAAAGGGACATATGAATTATGGCGTAGAAAAGATGAAGATTTAAATTTGGCTATCGAGTTAGAAGATAGAAAACTAATTTGGAGAATTAAGCAAGAAAACGTTGATGATATTTTCTCACTATTTGGTAAAGCAGATAAGTTTGAAGCACAAGTAGATAAAACACTTGATAGGTTTAAAATGTTAGATAGTGGTAAAATCAAGTTAGGTTCTCAGCGAGATGGCTACCATGAATATTTCTTATCAGGAGATTTACATGATGGTAAAATGCACTTTAGAATTGTTCCAATTGATAATAAAGACACATGGGTAACATGGACAGGATATGAACAAACACCAACAGATGAAGAAAGCGATAAAGGCGTTTGGGATATAGACGTAGATAAATATAAAGACGTAAAATATACTGATTAATCAGTTAGGTTTAAGTAGTCGTTAATACAAAAGGTGTTTGTATGGGTGCAGTTGCTATCTCTCCTTCAATGAACGGAATTCATTTTGGTGCAGGTAGTGATTTAGTAATTCTAAAAGGAAAAAAGAATGAACCATTGGTGATTGCAGGTTACGCTTCAGTAGATGTAGTAGATAAACAAAATGATTTAATTACATTAGAAGCACTACGAGATGCATCTTCAAAGTTTATGAAAAGTGATTACAAAAATGTTATGATTACCCATTCAAATGTTCAAGTCGGTGAAGTAGTTAATAATTGGCAAGATAAAAAAGGTAATGTGTTAAAAACAGGTGTGGATGATACAGGATTCTTTGTTGTTATTAAGATGCGAAATGATATTGAAAAAGCAAAAGAAGTAGCACGAGATATTAGGAGAGGCAAATTACGTTCATTCAGTATTGGAGGTCAAGCACTACATAAGGCAAATAGATATGACCCCGAAATTGGCACATACAAAGAAATAGACAAATTAGAACTACATGAAATAACAATATGCGAAGAAGGCATAAACCCGGAAGCAAAATTCGACATTGTAAAACAAAAAATAAAAAACGGTGATAAAATGACAAATGAAATTGAAAAAGCATTGAACGAGTTCAACGATATTGTATCAGAACTACGCAATCAAGTTAGTGTAATTAGTAAAGAAGAAGATTATGAAGAACCTGTTGAGGAAGAACCTATGACAGAAGATTCTGATATGATGGAAGCAAAGGCAGACCCCGATGATGAAGAACCGGGATTTGAGGATGAAGATTCAATGCATTATGGTAAGGACCATGAAGCCAAAGCAGAATCTATCGTATATGGTCACAATGCAACAGGTAATTCTATCGAAGGAACAGTCGCTACTCATGCAGACAGCGAATTTAACGAATATATCAAGCGAAAGTCCGAGAGTGTTGATACTCTAAACTTGAGCCATGAGAATCTCGCTAAAGCCTATGAGCAGTTTAAGGCAGAACAGGAAGAGGCTCGTGCATACGCAGTTATCAAGAATGAGTTTGAGTCCCGCTATCAAGCAGAACTTAAGGCTGAATCTGATGCAGTAGCAAAGTCAAAGTATGATGCCGCACATGAGGTTGAATCTCTTAAGACCCAATTCGCTGAATTGCGAAAGTCACTTGAGAGCAATAACAACGTTATCGCAAAGCAGGTTGAGCAGGTTCAAACAGGAAATGCTCTACCCGATGACGTTCTACTAAAGATGCAGAATCTCCACGAATTATCTTGGGAAGAAGTCAATGAATTGGCGCGGGAGGTTCAGGGACTTTAAACAAGTCTTTGGAATTAAATTAAATGGTGATTATTATGTCAGGAATTAATACAATTAGAACAATCGAAGATTTAGAAAGAGCAACATATGGAAACATGGACAGCAGTTTGCTAAAGGCAACAGGTATTGAAAGCGGTATTCATACTGCTCACGATTCAGGTGCATTCTCAGCAAACGCACTATACAACCTAATTTATGGTCAGAAAGTATGGTCTATGCTAAACCGTGAGATTAACGCATTGGCTATGCTACCTAAGAAGCCGTGGTCCTCAAGTGGATGGCGTGTTCTTACTGAGCGAGCATTGGGTGGTTCAGGTGATACATGGGCATTAGATGGTAGTCGTCTACAAAGTGAAGTCGGTGGTGTAATTGAGAATCAAGCATTCTCTACTGCGGCTCCTGATGGAACATATGATAGTGCTACAACAGGTGCAAACCTAAGTCCACTAAAGCCTGTGTTCGATACACTTTATGCAAGTCCAAAAACTATTGCACATCAATTCGAGATTTCCGAGTTGGCTGCTGCTATGGCAAAGATTGATGACGGTATTGGTGATATTATGTCTGCTTACCGTGAGGAAATTGGTGTTTCCCACGCTGAGGCTATGAATCATATGTTGCTTATGCCTCTTGAGTCACACATTACAAGTGGTTCATCAATTAGTGGTATTGGTAACAACCTAACTTCTCTTTACAAGATTGTTTCAAGTTACGAAGAAGTAGATGCTTTGGATGGCGGTGTAATTATCGCTGGAGCGCAAACTGCTAACGCAACACTTGTTACACTTTATGGAAAGACTCGACACGCAACCAACAATAAGTGGATGGATGCTGAAGTAGATTGGGGTCAGAATGACGGTGGCACATATGCTGCTCGTCGTAACCTTACTCTTAACGTGCTAAACAGCACACTTCGCCGTCTACAAGTAAAGGGTGGAAGTCCAAAGGTTATGCTAACAGGATATGACACTATTCAAGCATTGGGTGAATTACTACAATCTCAAGAGCGTTACATGGGTCGTGCTGAAATTATGCCAACCCATAATGGTGTTAAAGGTGTAAAGGGTCGAGAAGTCGGATTTAAGGTTGCTACCTATCACGACATTCCAATTATCCCATGCAAAGAGATGCCATCAACAGGTAGTGGTTCAGGATTGAGCGATATTCTTATCCTTGATACAGACCATATGCACTTTGCTACATTGAAGCCAACAGAATACTTTGAAGGTGGAATTGATTCGGGCGACCCATTCGGTGTTGGCAAACTCGGAAACCGAGGTCTTTATCGGACTATCGGAGAAACAGTTTGCACATTCTTTAAGGGACAAGGAAAGATTACAAATCTCCAGTGAGTTTGTTGATAATAATAGGTGATTAGAATGGCAGCAGGAGATTACACAGTAACATTGTTAGCAGACCACTTAGGGCAAACAAAACCAACCGTAATGGGGCATGAATATTGCGTTGACGCATCAGTTGATTTAGAGTATGCAGGTTC